ACAATTCAAGATCGCACTAAAGGGAGAGGGTAAATAAATGGAGACTATTAACGAGCTAGTAAACGAGATATACGAGGATAACTATTCTCATATAGAGCTTGATGACAATATGGGGGGAGAGTGCGACTGTCATATTCACACTACCCTTAAAACTATCGTTCAATATTGGCACGAGGAGGAGGGAAAGTAATGAAAGAGCATATGTTTATTATTAAGTACACGAGTAAGAATGGTTGGGAATGGGATACAGATACCGAAGCGGTGCGCCTAGATGATGGCACTATCTACGATACAGAGACTCAACAATGGGAACCAGCTTATTTAGACGGTGAGTATGCCGATAATGATGATGTAATAGGCGAGCAACTAGTGTCTATGTTAGCGATAGCTAATGATGCAAGGGGGCTAGCATAATGAAAGATAGATACCTAGTAACACTAGAGATAGAGACTTATGACGGAGATCCGAGAGAGTGGGATTGGGACAAGCTATCTACGGGATCAGATGTAATTAAGATAATCGAAACACAATGGCAGGGTAGAGTACTACCCACTAACGAGGGAGAGGGTAATGAGTAAGAGACAGATGGAGAGATTGATGAATAAGACACTATTTAAGGTACTTAAGTTTATACACGATAGGTTCGGGATCTTTATTAACCCGTTCGACCTAAAACCTAAAAACATTTACAGAAACATTAAGGCAAAACTAGCAATAAGGAGAGGGTAAGTAAATGAAAGTACAATGCGTAGAGCAAGAGATCACAGGGTTTCACAAGACCTTAAAGATCGAACACGAGGGCAAGACATACGACGCAGAGCTGCAATACGACGAATACTCAGGGTATGAGGTGCGTTTCTACAATGAACAGGGTGAGTGGATAGAAATGCCAGAGTGGGCGGAGGATTTTGATAACGGGCAACGCTCACTAGATTACTCACTAGATGAGGCAAGTGGAAGGTGGGAGTTTTGCCCTGCTATCCCTAGTGAGAGTGAGATCGCGGTATGAGCTACGAGCCTGAGTTAAACGACCCTGTTTTCTATGCAGAGGAGTATGAGCCGGCGGTTAAATGCTTTATATGTGGCGACCCACTAGATCGGGACGACATAGTGTGGGCAGATGTTGAGGGACAGATAGGGAAAGAGGGAAACGATACCGCGTGGTGCGTTGCTTGTTTGCCAAGCGAGAAGGAGGACAATAAATGAAAGATTATTGCGACAGTTGCACAGAAGAGGCAGAAGTAAAGCCTTACAAGGTAGATATCGTGACATTTTATTGGTGTGAAAACTGCAAAGAGGAGGTAGCGTAATGAGTAAGATGAAAGAGTGGCTATTGGATAGGCAAGAAAACGGAGATGACGGAACAGGATTTAACGACTATAACGAGGGAGAGAGCAATGAGTAAGTGGACAGTATGGGTAGGCGGTAGTGAGATTAATTGGCAACACTATACGCACAAGATAGACGCTGAACGAGTAGCTGAGTTTTGGCGTGAGGTTAAAGGTTATGATGATGTAATAGTGGAAGAGGTGGCGTAATGAATAAAGAATACTGGCAAGCTAAGGCAGACCTATGTCGTGACCTTGCACTGATACAGATACAAGAGGAAGAGACGGAGAAGGAAGCAGGAATGAACCTAATGAGAATGACCTATGCACTATCTATGATTGATACATATTCAGAAGGGAAGGGCGAGTAAATGACAGAGGATACAACTACCCACGTTATTACAGTGGTGATACAGGCAGGGCAGAAGTGGAACAAGGTAGAGCTGTTTGATTTCAGCGGTGGCGAACCTACCCCGCTGGCAGCTGGAGAGGGTAGCAACTGGCGAACAGCGTTAGGTGAAGCACTATCAAAGATCTCGCTGTCATCAGATACGCCAGCTGTAGAAAAAACTATCAACGATATAGCTAAAGAAGAAGCAGAAGGGAAGGGTGAGTAATGAGTGAAGTAATTGCATTCCACCCTCGCGTATCCCCGCTTATGAATCTATACGAAGTGGTAGATGAGAAGGGTGAGGCGATCTGGGGTGGCAACGATACGCACGAAGCTATCCGCTACCTACGCAATAGCCCTGTTAATTGCAGGATCCTTGTGTCGGGTTGGGAGAGTGACGACGAAGATGCTCACCTTGTAGGCCAACCTATTGACATCACCAAGCTTGTCTATGCGGTATTGGCGGTGAATCAATGAGCTATTTCTTGGGTCTCTTAGGCGTAATGCTGGTGGCATACGTGCTAATTGTATGGGAGGATAAGATCAATGGACAATGAGAAGCGACTGGCGAGTGCTGCAAAGCAAGCCGTCTATTACCGCAACTACCGAAGAGCAAGAGATCGCGCCTTGGTGAAGCTGGCACAAGCCTACCCAGATGCGTATAAAGAATTGCTGGAGAAGGAAAAGGTGAGTGATGAGCAAGAAGGCAAAGCGTGGATTGATCTTAACGGTACTACTGTTAGTCCTCGTATCGTTGCACGTGCAAAGGCTAGGGGAATTACCGTTGCCCAAGCCGATACAAACCAAGGCAACAATGGAGGAGAAGAGTGAGAACAGAAAAATCGCATACAAATTTAGTAAAGCTCTCGGTTATACGAGAGCAGAAACGACGTGCCTCCTACGACTTTGGACCCGTGAATCCCGCTTCGACCACCTTGGTTTCCCAAAGAACTCTAAGGGAGAACCAGCTTCGTCAGCTTTCGGAATTGCTCAACTCCTTAGAGAACGTAGTAGAGAACCTGAACTACAAATCCTTCACGGTTTACGATACCTTGAACACCGCCACGGAAAATCTGCGTGTCGCGCTCTCCAACATAGTGACAGACGAGGATGGTACTGATACAATCTGAACCGCTCACCTCTTCCGAGTAACAAGAACCCTACTGCACCCTTCCGCGGTAGGGTTCTTTACTTTGCAAAGACAAAAAGCCCTAGTCATTTAGACTAGAGCTTGTTGCCAGCACTCTCAGCAATTTGCTGCCGAGGTACATAAATCATAACACTATCCGCCAGTAGAGTAAAACCCTTTACCCTTGAAGGTGATGGCAGGTGAGTCCCACTTACGTATCATTGGTATATGGCACTCAAAGCAAGAAGGATCACGTGGGTCCTCGTGGATACTGCGCTCAATAGTTATTTCCCCATTGCAATCAGGGCAACGATAGTCGTACTGCATCAGAGCTTTACCGCCTCTTCGATAGGTAGATAACCTACTAACTTACTGACCTTATTAGAACGTGAGAACTCAGTTGTCGCAGGCATCCAATGACTAAACCATTCAGGCTCTGGCACTTCCATTAGGTCAAAAGAAAAGACCCCTTCTGGGGTCGAGTTAATGTAGAACGGGGTAAGATCTCGCTCTGCTGCCTGCGTTATCAGCTTACGATACTTCATCTCTTCAATCAGTAGCGTGGGATAGTGAGTGTTGCGACACTTCAACTCTATGTATGCAGAAGAGTCACGACTGATGCAATCAAATGAGTCATAGATACCCTCTGACTTCTGTAAGTCAGGGTACTTGGTGTCTAGTAAGAACAAGAATAGATCAATCTCTTTCATTGCCACGGGTTGTCACCACCCAAACCATTCTGCACCTTGCGTAGTGCGCTGGTGCATCTACGATCTGCGGTAGATACTGCACACTCTAGTAACCTGCGAACTGCTGCAAGGTAACTCCCTCGTGGTAGCGCATACGAAGTATGGTCTGGTCTTCTACTTCAAGCTTTAAGTATGAACGCTTCACATCAATCAAGGTAGCAAGCAGGTTGCCACCTTCTGCTGGAACGCTAGGCTTCTTAGGTGAGCCATCATTGATAAGGTTCTGTGCCTGTTCTAAGACTGTGTTATCTACAATGGATGCGATTACGTGAGGCAAGACCTGTGCAATCATAGCTGTATCGTAGAAGGCTTCATCACCTGTGCGATAGCCAGACTTGGCTGCCTTCTCTTTGCGAGCATAGCGTTCAGCAGCACGTTTCATTTGCCACCCAATACGCTTCTCATAGATGACACGTTGAACTGCATTAGGTTCGTTAAGCATCTCATCGAACTGTTTGCTGCGTGTTAATGCCCAAGCAAGACACTCTTGCAGTACATCGTCTCGTTCTACGTAGCCACGAAAGCGGCGAGCTATTGCACTAGCAACGCTAGGTGCTATGTCATAGATAGATTTATGTAGCTCAGTCACAGTCTGCCTCTGGAACTTCAGGCCATTTGCCATCAAGCACCATCATTGCAATAGCTGAGTAGTTCAGTAGGTCTATGAATGAATCACGCAAGGACTCGTTGCTTGGCTTAACGCCAGAGTCTAGTAAGTTATTGATGCGAGCTATCTTGTCCCACATACGTACACGCAGACCATTAAGTGGTCCACCTGGTGAGTGAGCAATGTTCTTTGGACCGTAGTCGTGATGCTTACGCACCAGTAGGTTGCCTGCTTGATCCATAATGCGCCAGACATCTGCAACAAACGCCTCATCTACCTTGCTGGTGTAGGACGGACTAACAAAGTCTCGGTTTCCATATTGATCTCTAGGATTTGGAAGCCCATATGCTGCAAAATCTGTACCATCTGTAGCCATTCGTCTCTACTCATCCTTCTGTCCTAGTAACAAAGCCTTCGTTGCATCGGCACCATTAGCCAGATAGAAGTCATTGATGTCCATTGATGGGGGTAATGTTACTATTGTACTATTTGTTACCTCTTGTGCGACACGCTTAGAGAACTCAGCACCTGGGTTAGTGCCATCTTCCTTGATGTCATTGTCACCGACAACAAAGATGTTGTCATAGCCAGCAAAGAGCTTCTGAAAGTGTGGCTTCCAAGCCTGTACCCCAGGTACACCTACTGCTGGTATGCCCACAACACCAGACAAGATCACCGTATCTAACTCACCTTCGCATACTGCAATGTAAGAGCTATCAATAGTGATGTCACCTACGTTATACAGGTGTGCCTTCTGTCCCAATGGAGAACCGTACTTAGGTTTGCCATCATCTAATCGCCTGAACTTAAAGCCTACGCACAGACCATTGGCTGTGATGTAGGGTATAGAAAGCCAGCCCGTGTGCATTTCGTGACCGTTGATTGGGTCTGTTACAACACCCAACGAAAACTGGTGTGCAACTACATCAGATATTCCACGTCCTTCGAGATAGTTTAGAGCCTCTTCGTTTATTGCCTGACTGTAACGGTTGGCCGCTTCCAGCAGTGATTTCGATTGCACGATTAAGGGCATCCTTAAACTCCAAATTCTCTATGTGCATAACAACATCTACTGAACTGCCACCCTTGCCGCAGGTATGGCAGAAGTAGAGGTTGTCATACGTATTCATTACAGCACTACGTCTACTGTCTGTGTGTATACAGCAACGAACCGCTGCTGATCTACCTTCTTTTACTTCTCCACCGTAATAGGAAACAATAATTCCTATGGGGATTGAAGTTGCATCAACGGAACCTTTGTGTCTACCCGCTTTACGTACCCTGGACCAGTCTTGTGCTGGCATACACACCCCTTATCATCACACTTATCGTGCCAATGGGTAGCTCGCTTGTAATGAGCAAGCGTGTTTTCTTCTCCGCCCTTATGACAGTTCTGGCAGATCACTCTTCTTCTTCACTTCCACTTTCGACCACCTCTTGCTCTGTGGCATCGGCTTCCCCCGCTGTGTTGTCTTCCTGCGCTTCTTCAACGACTTGATTACTGACGGCATCTGATTCACTCCACGTATCTGTACTTGTGATTACACCTTCTGGAACTGGCATTACTGTTTCTCCTTTAACCATTGAGTTAAGTCTTGGATTACCCAAGCCTGATCTATTGAAGAGTTGCGACGCTTAACTACCACGTATGACAGAGGAACTTCCCCAAGACCCCTTGCCTGTGCATAGTTAAGCGCCTCAACTTGTGCTTCTCTCCAGAACTCAGGCAGGGTAAGCGTCTGCCTGTTCTTGAGTTCAAGGATATAGGTTTCTCCAGATACGATAACAACCATATCTCCCTCATCCTTTGCCCCAGCTTTTGTCAGACGCTCTGCAGTTACGCCTTTATTGCGTAACCATTTCATTACATCTGTCTCGAACTGAGAACCTTTGCGTCCATTCTTGTTAGCCATAGACACTGCTTTCTGTATTGGCACGAAGGTAGGCCCTACCCTGTGCATCATCATCTCCTATTTGGCAAGCACCAAAGTTCACAAACAGCGATGCCCATTGAGAAGCATCAGCAAAGTGTGGACCGAAGCGATTCTTTACTGATGCTACACGCAATATACCTTGCGATGGATCATAGCCAAGTGTGAGCATTAAGCTCGGCAATTGACTGACCTTTCCGTGGATCGCACGTCTAGGTGGTGGCATCATAGGAGAACCATACTCTGATTGTTCTGATACGTGATGGAGTACTAAGACGCAAGCCTCTGTCTTACGTGCCATATCGTGCAGCTCCATCATAATTGCACGTAGCCCTGCCCACTCATTGTCTGTTTCAGCAGCAACATTCATTAGGTTATCTATGACAATCAACTCTGGTGCTATGCCATAGAGTTCAACGTAAGCTTTAATCTCCATCTCAATATCATCAAGAGACGGACTGGAGTCAAAGACCCATTGAATGTGTGATGTGTTGACTAAGTGTTCTGAATAATAGTTGGCTCTTTTTTCTATGTTCTGTTCCACAGCCAACTGGCTTTGGCCCGATAGGTGTGCAGCAGCGCGAATCATTACTGTCGCTGTGTCTGTATCGGCGGAGAAGAACAGCGTTGGCACCTGCGCTTTGATGGCATAGATCAATGCGAACATTGACTTACCAGCGTTAGGTGCTGCAGCTACCATACATACTTGACCACGACGAAACTTGATAGATTGCTTGACAAGATTTTTCCACACATCAGGCAGTGGTGTGGCCTTGGTGGTCACTCCACTCCAAGCGCGGGAAAGTTTAAGCACTCTTATCCTCTTCTAATTTTATGTTTCGTTGTCTACGAATCTGTCGTCGTTCGTGTCCTGTTAGTCCACCCCAGATGCCGTGTTGTTCCTTGCGGATACCCCACTCTGCACACTCAGTGATGTGTTGACACTTCCTACAGATTGATTTCGCTGCTGCGATATTGATGCGAACTAACTTGCCTTCGTTTTCCTGGTCAGGAAAGAATAGATCGCCACCTACTTGAGCACATAAAGGAACCTCAAACTCGTGCGGTTCCCGCATTTGCTAAGCCCAGATAGTTGAGCACTTATCTGTTGCACCCTTTGGTGCAGCACACATCCAGCCCTTCCAAGGGCCACGAGCAGAAGTACCTGTACGGAAGCTCATTACACCGTGCTTACAGCTTGGTGCCTGACCTTCAACAACAGCAGGTGCAGCAACAGGTGTTGCATTAAATGATTGCGCTACTGATTCAACAGTAGGTGCTGGAGCAGATGCTCGTCCACCGTTTAGTTCAGCATCGGTAGCTTTGATAAGAGATGAAACCATTGATAGATCGGTCAGACCTGTCTCTAAATCTTTTACATCAGTTGCATAAAGATTGATAAGAGTTCCAGCACTTGTCTTGAAGTTCACTTGGAACTTTGTGTTTTCGTTTGCAGCCATTTACTTTCCTCCAGATTGTTTGATTGTTAACCTTAATTGCTGTGCGCCCTGCTTTGTAGGTACATAACCTAGTTTAGCAAGTACTTCATCTTTGTCTACTGATGTAGGTCCAGCTACGCTAAACCACTTGACTTGTATTCCAGTATCAGTAACTCCAGCGATACCTTCAAGAGCTGACTTTAGTGAGTCTTTTTCTTTTGTCAACTCTTTGATCTTCTCATCTAATTGTAAGTATTTCATCGCATTAGTTGAAGCATCCTTATCTTGGATTATCACCTCTTCACTTGCGATACGTTCTTTTTTTAGACCAACGCATCCCATCTGCCCACTTGCGTCATAGTATTTGCAGTAGTGCTGACAGTAGTTTTCTTCGCGCTCTGGTTCTGGCGCTGTCTCTGATGCCTTGATAGCTGCTAACCAGTTCAATGCCTCTAGTGCCATTGACTCGTCGTAGTCTTCTGTATGTACCTTGACATCGCGTTCATCACCATCACGTGCAATAGCAACTAACGATACTCGCTTTACATCATAACCATTCTTGGCTAGTAGATAGCCATAGGTTTGCACTTGCCACCGCTGTTGTGTTGATGGGAAGTATGAAAGATTCTTCACCTTGCTTGTCTTCCAGTCAATCACATCACCTGTCCCTGGTACGAAGCAGTCAACGTGCGCCTTCATTCCATTGTATTCAACTTCTGTTTCAATCAATACGTCTTTGTTATCAGCTAGCGCTTCTTCAATGGCTGCGTGAATAGCAGTACCCATAATTGCAGCAAGCTTCATCTCATTGTCATTAGTCTCTGGCTGATCGTTGAGTCGATACCACACCTTACGACGACAACCACCTAACTCTGATGGACCAATCTGTACTTGTGTAGAACGTGAACGCTTCGCATCACCTGCACGTAGTGCAGTCAATAGTAATTCCTTTGGATCAGTTGCTGTCATCGTTAGCCTCTTCGTGTAATTTGTAAGCAAGTCTGCAGGCTTTCCAGCCCATCTCATAAAAGTAATGAGCAGCGTATTCATCTGTCATTGCTATTGCTTTAATCTCCATAGTTACACCCTCTCCTGGACTACTAACTGTAAAGGCTTGTTGGTATTAGCGTCAAGGACCGAAGCTATCTCAACAGCTTTACGGGCGTGTCGCTTGGCGTAGGCTAGGTCCACATCAGGTTTGATAACTGAATACAGGTAGCCAAGAGCGAGCTGACCACCAGAACCAATGCCATACGTTCCGTGATTTGCTTGGAAAAAAGAGAGATCACAAGCAATACGAAAGATATTGCCGTTAAAAGCAATGAGATAATCGAAGCCACCATCTTTGTCCACCTTGTTGTAGTCGTAGTTGTTGTCGTTAAATGCCGTGAGAATACTAGGGATAATCTTGCGTCCCATAAATTGCGCTGGGTCCTCACCTCGATAGGCAGGTGGTTTCCAGTTGTAGGCAAGGATATCTCCAGGTCGTGTGTCACCTGAGATACCAATGAGATACTTACCGACCTCAAGAATCTTTGGCGTACTCGTTGCTAACGTTACTAGGTTGTCCTCGGTAATCTGAGAATCAGCTACTAGTACTGCGTAATCAATACCTTCCAAAGCTGCGATTGTGGTCAAGACTAACTCCGTTCCTCTAGGTACTTAATAGATTTAAGAAGTACGGTTTTATCATCTTTAGCATAACCTAATAGTAGGTTACAGTCGCAACAAAGTAAACCTCTTACCTTGCCCGTTTTGTGGTCGTGGTCGACCACCAACTTGGTGCCCTCGTCCCCGCAGATTACGCACGCCGTAACGGATTTTTTAAGTTCCTTCAGGGCTTCATCCGAAATAACCCCACGATAAGCGCCTCTGCAAATCTCGTTACGGTACGTGGCGCGGCCTCCCCTGCACCAAGAGTCAACCCGTTTAGCTTCTTATTGTGCAACGGGAAAAACTCCGCTGTTCCCGGTTTTTCAGCCTTACACCTTGTGCAGGTCAACAAGCCCACGCTCTTCTCGCTTTACGCAACCTACTTTCCGGATTTTTAGCGGCCTCTGGGAACATCTTCATCTGACCCGCAGAACGGGCACAGAACGACTTGCGCCGCGCTGCGTCTTTGTCCGTTTTGGGCTTCGGTGCCGGAGGTTTGAGGCCGGGTTTGCCGGGGTTTGCCTTGTTGTAGCTGGCACGCCCCTTGGCATTCAAGCCACCCTTCGGGTCTTTCCCTTCCTTACGAGTCCAAGCAGCTGATTTAGCCATAATAAACCTGTGCGCCGTCTATACCGTCCAAATATCCGTAGATACCGAGTTTCGCCACAATGCCCTCGCCCGGAATGGACGGTGCGTTTTGGAACTCGTCGGTGGAGAAAGTTTCGTAGGTCAGCAACCATGCAGACGAGTAAACAGCTACAGGGGTGCCGGTGATACTGCCGGTGTTGATGTCCGTGAGACTGAAAGAGTCCGCGTCAATTCTGGTTACGGTGTAGTTACCGTCCGTCGCCGCGCCGCCGGTACCCGCGTCAAAGTGGATACCAATGGTGTCGCCCGTAAGCAGCCCGTGACCCGTTTTTGACACGGTCACGAGCGTACCTGTTCTGCCATAAGTGACGCCTGCGGACACAGGAACTGTTACGGTATCGAAGAGCACGTACGTGCCGCTGCCGCCGTAGTAGGAAACGCCTTTTACGCGATTCCTACCAAGGACAAAAAACCCGCTTTGGTTTAGGTGGCCCTGTTTGACATCATATTGCATGACTTACTCCTCGATCAAACCCTGCAGAATCATCGCTTTGCGGGCTGCAGAACCAACCGGCGGCAGTTCTACTGCAACCGGTGCCTGTTCTTTAGCTGCCTTTTTTGTAGGCTTCTTAGCCTTCTCTGCGTCGCTCATGGATCACTCCTTAGCGCGTCTGGGCCGCAATGATGTAGTCGAGCGTGGTTACGCGAGTTCCAGAAGCAGAACCAGAAAGGCTCATGGCTCCAACCGTCAGGTTCTCGGTGTCAGGAATGTTGGTAGTGTGCTGAGCAACGCGTGCGCCGTTGATGAAGAACGTCACGCTGCCGGTGCCAGACACTTGGAAGGACAGAACCGCGTACGTGTTGTCCGTCAGAGCAACGCCGGAGCTGGTTGAAGTCTCTACGCCGCCCTTTTCAGTTTTGCACAGCACGGTGGCAGAACCGTCGTCCACTTGGAACACGCTGCGGTCAGCGGCAGGCAGCATGTTTTC